CGAATGCCTAGAGCACGCTGGGTCATGTTTGCCGCAGTACCGTCGGCAGTCGGAATGTCAACGGTAATGTCACCACCAACCGCAGTCTTCTGCGCTGCGGTCAGACCAGAACGGTTGATGTTCGCCATGATGAACGCTGCGACCGTGTCGTCGAAATACTCGGCGAAACCACGAGTCAGCTTGGAAAGAACCTGAGCCCCGAACTGCTTGAGGTCAAAGGCCACGGTCTCCATGCCGAGCGCGGTAGCGTTCTGAGCAAGAGTCGTAAGCTGAACCGGGAAACGGGTCTCGTTGACGAAACCGTTTGGCGCCCGACGGTCAGCCGCAGGCAGATCGCGGTCAGAAGCTGCGGCAAAGACGTTCTTGTCACCCGTGATCGGGTTCTTGATCGGGGAGCTGATACCCGACTCCTGAACCGCGATACCGCGAGACTCACGGTTGACATTGATTACGTCACCGATGCCACCAGTAAAGTTCAGCTCAGAATACCGGGCAGGAATACCGCCCAGGGTGAGCTGTCGGTCGAGAATCCCCAGAGCAGCAATGGTGACCTGCTTGGGGTCGAGATTGAAGTGATGCGTAGTAGCCATTCAGCCTCCACGGGGCATGAAAAAAGCCCCCCAGAAGTGGAGGGCTTTAAGAAGCGTTAAGGATCAGAGGAAAGACTGACCCGCGATGTAGTCGGCTAGCTCCTTCGGGTCCATGCTGGTAAAACCCGAGGCGCCGCCCTTGTTGTGGCCGGCACCCGCGATAGGAGGGAAACCGGAACCACCAGACTGCTTAGGCAGAGACTCAATGAACGACTTCACAGCGTCAGCGTTCGGCTTCGCGTCATCGCCCTTGAACTGGTCCAGGGCGAGGAACTTGAGGTCCGGCAGCTCGGCGCCAACCGATGCCGCCTGTAGCCGTAGCTCCGCAGTGATCAGCTCCTGAGAGACCTCTCCGAGAGCGGACGTCCGGCCCTCGGTCTTGGCGGCCTCAATGGCAGCCTTCTGGGCGTCCTGGAGCTGCTGGAGCTGTGTACGCGTCTGGTTGTAGTTCGTCTCGTTCTGTCGAGAGAGCGCCTTCCAGCGGTCCACGTCTGCCTGAAGCTGCTCTAGGGTCGGCTGAGCCGGGGGAGCAGGAGGGGTGACCGGAGGCGTTGCCGGCGGAGTCGCGGGAGGAGTCGTGTTGCCCCCCTGGGCTCCGTTGTCGTTGCCCTGGCCATCGTTCTGAGTCGTCATAAGGGAATCCATTTCGGAAAAGACCTAAGCCATTTCGGCGGGTCGGTTACTTAGCCTCGTGAATCTTCCGGTTAGCGTTACCGGAGTTGCCCTGCGGAGGCTTAATGGCAGGAGCGTTCTGGGGCTCTGGCTGCGGCATGAGCTTTTGGATCTCGGCTGCTGCCTTGGCATCGTCCTTACGCATTTCGCGGAAGGAGTCGATCTGCGAGGCGGAGAAACCAGCCTCAGACCAGAGCACTTCCTCAGGCACATTGAGTTGCTTGAGCTTCAGGAGCGCGTCAATGTGCTGGGCTTCAGTGCGGTACTCGGGATCACGCCAACGAGTTTCCATCTCGTAAGCGTCCTGACGCTTGTCCCGCTTCACTGCGAAACAGAGCCTGACGACCCTTTCCCAAGCCTCACCGAAGTGAAGCATTCGTTCCCGAACCTTGGCAACTAGTCCGGCCTCAGCCGAAATAATCGCCTCACCCGATGGGGTGTTGGCCGAGTTAACGAGGAAGTAGTGACTTGGCACCCTGGATACAGACGCAAGGTGCTGGACAAGCATGTCCACGAGCGTCACATAGTTCTTTAGGTCCGCTGCCTGGAAGGCCCCGAACTTAGCGCCGGGGTCCTCGGCCTGGAGGAGCTTGTCATGGCCCACGTTGAACGGCTCGACAGGATTCCCCTGTGCGTCCTCAACAATGTCCAGACCCGTCACCCAGCGCTGAGGGAAGGCAGCGAACTCGGACGCGGTAAGCGCGTCCATAACCGTCTTGTTGACCGCATCCTGAATCGGTACGCAGTTCGCCAGATCCGAATACGGCTCACCAACGAGCCGAGAGCGGTTCTCGAACGGGACGACAGGAACCCTCCGTAGAGGGTTCGGCATCTGCGTGCCCTTGTCCCATTCGGTCGTACCGTAGGCAACCTCGTAAACGTATTCCTCAGTCCACAAGGTGACCTGCTGCCGGCCCCACGCGTCCATCTCGAACCGCGCTGCGGCCTCCAACTCCCAGAGACTCCCTGCCTTGTAGCAAACAGCCATGCACTCGTTGGAGACTGGAGTAATAGTCGGCTCTCCGTCCTTGTCCGCCCACACAACGACGTAAGAACGTCCGGTGATCAGGGCCTCAAGGTGCACAGAGTTGGAATAGGCATCCATGCAAGAGCGCTGCCAGAAGGCACGAGCGTCCTTGTCGGTGGCGTCCTCGCCGGGAATGCGGAATGAGTCAATGTTGAGACGCTCGTTCGTGGCGTCCACGATCATCCCGCAGAAGTTGTCTCGCCACTGCCGGAACACGTCGGCAAAGGCTTGCTTGTAACGCATCTGCGAGAAAGCTAGCTTCTGCTGTTCGCCCTCGTAATACAACGAGAACTTCCGAGAGTCCGAACCTGGACCGGGAAGCCTCCCGTACAGGTACATGAGCCACTGCTCTGGAGTCTCTGGCTTGCCTATGAACGCCGTATGGCTTCCAGGTGGAACGATCATAGGCAGGCCCCCTCAGAAGCCGACTACGCGGCTCCTACGAATTTTGAGTCTTCCATCTGCGATGGCATCTGCTCTCGCCTCCAAAGCGAGTACGGCGCAAACGGCTAGGTCGATCTTCCGCTTAGAGCGCGGAGAGTCCTTGGTAATGAGAATTCCCTGAGGAACCTCACGAGTGACGGCGTTCAGGACATGCCGGCTGAGCCGGTAATCCCCCACATGCTTGAGGTCTCCGACCATGACCGCTGTACGGAAACGCTCGACTGCCTGAACCATCCGAGTGGGCTTGTTGGTCCAATACTCAAACACGGTGTCGTCTCCGTGCTCCATGGCCCAACGGCCAATGTTCTCTTGCCAGTAAGGCGGGTCGGCATACATCCACTCGACGCGGTACGTCTTGAATGCATTGGCAACCGCGGCCTCCACCGCGAGAACATCAACTTCCCAGTCATCGGGAGCATTCTCCGGACGCTCCCAGCACCCGAGAACAAACAGCTTGGCATCCCGCAGTCTGACTCCGACAAGCCCTGTCGCGTCACCTCGGATTGATCCGTCAAAGCCAATCGCTATCTGATCACCCGGTTGGATGGGATCATCCCCAGAGAAACACGAATCCCACTCGGTCTTGCTCATCCAGCCGTCAGAAGACTCTGCGATCTGGTTGAAGAAGAACCGGCAATAGGTGCTGTCCGGGGTGGTGCGGTCGTACAGAATGGTTCGGGTCAGTCCGTCGATATCGGCCCATGAGGCATCCCCATACGCCTCAATGAGCGCCTGCCTTACTGCGGCCTCATCCCGAATATCCTCGGGGTCGATTCCACCCTCTAGGCAGTCGTACAGCCAATAGCCCTGAGCGACCATCTCTGATTCGTGGATGATCTGAGCAACGCTGTCCTCATTAGGGTTATAGGCGTTCGTCGTGGAACACCAGCGAGAACCGGCCTTGGTGGTCTTCTCAATATTCCGCTTGAGAGTCTGGTAGAAGTCAGGACCACCATTCGAGGAAACCCAGTGATGAACCTCGTCCATAAGGGCGAAGGTGGGGCGGTTACCCTCGTTGGTGCGGCCGGCAGTCGCCTTCGGCTTGATGCTTCCGGGGCGTCCAGACTTGAACTGAACGACCATCTTCCCGATATCCAAGCCGTATTCGGACTCGGCAGGAGACTCCGAGAGCATGCCTCGGATCATGTCCATGGTCTGTTCCGTCTGGTCCAGTGCTGTAGCACCGACCTGGACGACAGGGAGCGGAACTGCCTTGCCTACCGGGAGTCCGAAGGCGTCGAAGTGGCTGAAGCGGCAAGGGCCGAGGAACTCGACAATGGCGAGGGCAGCAAGTAGAGGCGTCTTCCCCCAGCCCTTTGCCCTGCGCAGGGTTGCCGCAGCGTACTGCCATGAGCCATCCGGGTTGATGGCGTAGAACCACAGCACAAAGCGGAGTTGCTCGGGGGTGAACTGCCAGGGCTCACCCGCCCTGTCTCCGTCCGGCTGAACAATGAACCTCTGAGCCCAACGAATGATCTGATAGCCGAGCGTCTGTGATGGCTTAGGGACCCCCGCAGGCAGATTCCCAGTCTGCAAGGGCACTCACCACCTATTCAGCTTTGGCTAAGAAACTTGAACAGCTCCTCATCAGTCACTTGGCCCTCAGAGGGACCCCCCTCAGGGGTTGGCTCCTCGGACCCCTCGTCAGGGTCTTCCAGTTTCATTCGGAGGCGGTTACGGTCCTCGACCGTGGCACCCCACTTGGCAACCCTCTGCCGAATTTCCCCGGCTAGCTTGGCGTCGCCCTTGAAGAACTCGTCAACGAGCTTGGTCGTAATCTCCAGTTCGGCCCAGTCGGTCTCAACCCAAGTGGCTGTCTGGGGCGCTTGGCTCCAGGTCTTCCAGAAGCGCCGTGCGCCTCCTGTGGTGACCGCTAGAGCCTTCGGTAGCTCCCTGCCCTTCCTCGGGGCCGTGGAGAGCGTCTGTGCGTGATCGTGAACGTTCCGCCGCTGGGCGTTCTCCTTCGGGGCAGGCCCTCGGGTCACAGCTTCACCGCCGGCAGCTCGGGGTACAGGTCCGCAAGGTCTTCCAGCTCAAACAGCGCGTCCCGCTTCCAACTGCGATCCCGCTCGGCCCGGTTGGGCTGGCCGGCATCCCGAAGCCGCGGGCCTGGCTCCTGGTCCTGGTCGTCCTCGTACATCCCCGCATCAACCCCCGTGATGTAGCAACAACAAAGGCCCCCGGTTGGGGGCCTGCTCTGTGCGTCGCCAAGGGATCGAACCTTGCAAGGCCATATGACCGAGGGCTTTACAGGCCCCCTTGTGTCCCAGCACTCAACGCGTGGTCTAGCTAGCAGGGCTCGAACCTGCGGCCTCTCGCTCCCAAAGCGAGCGCTCTTCCGACTGAGCTATAGCCAGATGATGGGGAAGTGCCAGTTAAGGCGCCTGTCCGCCTTTACAGCGGCTTGAACCCCATTGCTGAGCCGGTTGGAGTCGAACCAACATCCCCCGGTTTTGGAGACCGGTGCTCTTCCAGTTGAGCTACGTCCCATTGCAAGGGAGCCGCTGTCTCACAGCGCCCGGGGAGTGCATGCCCCACAAACGTCCCTTGCTCCGTACCCACTGAGGGACTCGAACCCCCAAGCACCTGATTCTAGGTCAGGCGGCTGTGCCAATTTGCCTAAGTGGGCATGGTGATTCTGGTAGGTCTCGAACCTACGACATGAGGATTAAGAGTCCCCTGCTCTGCCAACTGAGCTACAGAACCAAAAGTGGCGGGAGCGGGGATCGAACCCGCAGCCTCCGGGTTATGAGCCCGGCGCGCTACCAACTGCGCCATCCCGCTAAGTGCTCTCCGCCATGGATTCGAACCACAATTTCCGAGTCCAGAGCCCGGTGTACTGCCGTTGTACGAGCGAAGAATAAGGTGCCCCGGATGTTGGTCAGAGTTGCAATCCGGCACCCTCTGAACGGTTTCTCAGGCCGTTTCAGCACGAGCCTCAAGGAGGATTCGAACCCCCGACACCCTGTTTACTAGACAGGTGCTCTGTCAACTGAGCTATTGAGGCAATGGGCGCGTCTCGTCCATCCCCTGATCAGGGGGAGTTTCGGAGACAGGGGAGTTACCCCACTTTCACGAGGGCGGGGCCGCCTCGCCCACTTTGCTTTATCCCGCTCGGCTCATGCCGGGAACCCTCTCGCTGGCATAGCTGGACTCGAACCAGCAACCTGAGCATTAACAGTGCTCTGCTCTGCCATTGAGCTATACGCCAAAGTTTTAGGGCTACTCGCTGCCCGTTTCCCTAAGCTGACTAGGCTCAGCTACTAGGGGCCGGTTTCACCCAGGGCACGTATCGTTGGCCAGTCACGGCCTATTGTCCGTACCCAAGTGGATCGTGTCGGATTCGAACCGCATCTTTTCCTTGCAAGGGAAACGTGTTACCGCTACACCACACAACCCGTTGGCACAGAGGGAGTCGAACCCCCATCCCGGGGTTCGTAGCCCCGTGCTCTCTCCATTGAGCTATGCGCCATAGCGGGCTCGGGCAACCACTACCGAACCCCTGCGTACCCCCGCTGAAGCT